TATTCTCAGAGGTTCAGCCTCATAGTGAGGTTCAAGAACAGTATGGGAGAGTTGTCGATCTCCAATTCTTTGGCTTAGCCAAGAGTGGGGAGACTCACAATCAACCGTAATAAGAGGGGTTTGGTAGGGAGGCTAACACCATCCACCTTGGGAATAAACCTATCTGGGGAAAGAAGGTTCAAAGGACATGCAATATGTCAAACAGTGAACAGTCGTTTCCTTACATAGGTATCTCCTTTAGGCAGGTGAGGCCCCTCCCCTTAATTGCGCTCTTATGGTCCAATAATAATACCAGAAACTGGTCAGTGGGAAGTGTGTACCCGACGTTGAACCCGAACCTAGCCCTGGAAAATTTCCATGGATAGGGGAGATACAGGATTATCTTACTTCTTTCGAAGATATCATCCTCCTGTCTTACGATACACACCGACCACCGTATTATTCTAATTCAGCACCGAGTAGGATCTACTAGTCCCAAGGAGGGAAGTAGGTCTCAGGACGTCGCCAAGGATCAAATGAAGATTGAAGACGGTGTGAGAAGGGATCTGGAGTTATTGGAATGAAGTGAGATTGCCACGAAGGGCAAATGAACTTCACTCCATCTAGATCCTCCTCTTGAACACCGGACTCGAAACAACGGAGAAATTGTAGAATTCTCTCGGAAGTTTTCAGGTCCTCATCTTCATCCTCATCAGAGTAAATAACAAAGTTTCTACGACTAAACTCAAGGCTTGTTAAAAAGTCATCTTGGACCCGCTTCTTGAAGTCCGCAACTTGTTCCGAGGGAACAAGATGGTAAACTCTCTTGCAGCAGTCCAATGGTGGTAAGTCGTAGATACTCTTCTTTCGAAGAATGTTTTCTACTCTAGGGTCCTCACGTAAGCGTCCGAGGATTGATCGGAATTCTTGCGGGGATAGATTATCCGTATCTTCATCTTCTGGGGATTCCCCAGACAATGCTCGGATACGGTTTACTACCCTTCCATTTTCCATCAGGCCCTCCTCTAGGAAATTCAACTTACGCTGTTCCCATCCAATCACATATGGATAGGAAACTAATTTATGCGTACGGAAACCCGGAATTACGGACACTCGGGACAGACACTTCTTGTAAAGTTTCACAAGATATACCTGTCGATTCCGAAATGTGTCCGGATTCCCACAGTTGAATTGTCCTAGACCACCCCATCGGTAACTAACTCCTAAGTCACCAATGGTTCTGGAAAGAGGGATTGAGTTAATCGACCTATACATAGACGCAAGGAGGGCAGAAGGAACATCTCGATAATATTGTTGTAAACAACGAAATGTTTCTCCCACCTCCTTCTGATTTCTGCAAATAAGGGACAGCTTTCCAGTATGGAGTAGCTGTCCATCTGTAGAAATAAGTTCGTACTCTTCACTCCTTAGATACTCTTCAAAGGAAGGGGAACCTCCCCGGAAGAATAACTGAGAGTTTATAGTACCAAACTCTTCATCGTAATAGGTCTTCCCAATAGATGGAACTAGACCGATCAATCCTCCACGTCGAAACCACTTATCCTTTTGAGAGTCCGTCACGGATGCGAGCAAATCATCACCATTTATGGTGTAAGTTCCTTCATCAAATTCACACCACTCACACAAGGCCTTATTGGCCAAGCAGAGCAGGGGAAAACTGAGAATGGAACCCATCAATTGCCCACATCTTTGATAGACTCTCTCTCCTGATGGATAGATTAGTTCTTTGGGAGAGATTTCCCACCACGCCCAACGGATCGTATCCGGATGGTCAATATGGTTAAGAATCTCTTCCAGTAAAATGGAAGTTAACTGTAGCGGGAATGAATCCGTTGCTGCAGTATAGTCTCCACTTAAGAACTTCCTACCCATTCGAGAAATCCTCTGACACTCCCTCTCAATATTTTGAAGTTGGAGAAGGGATTTCTCATAGAGGGATAAGGGTTCTTCCTGGCCCCCACCAGTCAAACAGAACTCTGGGTAGGTCTGGAGACATCGGTGTAGAGCCCTTTGGAAGGGCTTCAAACACCGGGTCTCAGCACTACCCGCAGTTATAATTCGACATTTCAGGGGTTCCGGAAGTGGAACAACCCGTACAGTCCCCAAAAGGTCAGCAGGAGGAGTTTTAGGAAATTTCAAAGACCGACAACGTGATCGGGAGGAAAGTGGTTTAGAGAACTTCACAGTTCCCTGAACCAAAAATTCCCCCTCCTCAATTGTCTGGATCCAGTCCTTCCTTTGAATCCTCTCACAGAGGCGCTTCCTCAGTTCAAACTCAAATTCTTGAACCATCCCAATCTGGGTGGCTCGCTGAATGATATAAGGAATAGGACGGCGACCACAATTGGTCATCGATCCTACAGTCCTTTCCGGTTTGTACCATTTCTCCCAATTCTCCTCATGTTCGGAAAAATTTGGAATAATCTTTCCAACATATGGTCTATCCTCGGTCGAGGACGACTTAAGAATAAGAAATGGGAGATGGATGCGCCGCCAGATGCTGGCCACTTGGATAGTAGGTGGACCCTGAGAAACGTAGATCATTTGGCCGAATCGAAGATTTGAGGTTAGGATAATCACTTGAGAAGTGAATCTCCTCCCCTTATTATCCAAGTCGGCCATTGGAAGAAGGTAGTTCGGATCATTGACAACAAGGTCAAATTGCGCGAAATCTAATCCATAAATGGGATCCTGTCCAAAGTCATCCATCACCACAATAGGTTGGCCAATATAGCCATCCCAATGTTCGGTGTAGGGACTCCGGTAGTATACCAGTTGGGTTTCATCCAAGCAATCGATCTCGAGTACCTTCGCTACGGAAGAAATGAATAAGGGTAGAGATGTCGTTTTCCCACTACCTGGTGGGCCAAAAAGTCCTACGACTAATGGTTCACCAGGGTTCTGGGAGATCAAACCTCTAAAATCCCCGATCATTCCTTTCTCAGACAGTTCACCTTTGAGACCAAAGGGTTTTCCATCGACTTTTCTCGGTGTCTGATTCGTGGCTGCGTTAGACGGTTCAGAGGTAGAATAGGGATTGTAAAGATTCAAACTCTTAATTCTACGACCGAACTCAGCAGCCACTTTTCTTGCTATCTGAACAAACTCATCCGGAAGGGGTGGAGAGTCTCTTGTCATATTCTCCTGATGTTTCGAAAGAGATTCCTGTATGAAGTCTGAAGAGACTTCTGTGCAGAGATCCTTACTTTGCATCAATGAGAAAAAGAATCGAAGTCTCTCAGCACGAGAATTAAACTGAGGAACAGTCAC